AGGTGCGGATTCCACGGGACCTGCCGCTGGCCCAGCTGTTCATCGCGGCGCCGCCGGAAGGGGTGGTCAGCATCACCCTCTATCGGCGCCATGTGGGGGACAGCGAGTTCATCACCTATTGGAAGGGACGGGTCACCGGTAGCAGGCTGTCCGGCTCCACCATGGCCCTGCAATGCGAGCCCATTGCCACCAGCCTGAAGCGGCCAGGCTTGCGGGCGCGCTACCAGTTGCTCTGCCGCCATGTCCTCTACGACAGCGGTTGCGGCGCGCTACGGGACAGCTTTCGGGTGGATGGCAACGTGTCCGCGGTCACTGGCGCATCCGTACAGGTGGCCGCCGCGGCCGGCAAGCCGGATGGCTACTTCGTCGGCGGGATGCTCGCCACCGCCCAGGGCAGCCGGATGATCGTGGCGCACGTCGGCATCGACCTCACCCTGGCCGCGCCACTGCCGGCCCTGGCGGCGGGCGACCCGGTCCAACTTTACGCCGGGTGCGATCACACCACCAACCACTGCAACAACCGTTTCAACAATCTCGACAACTTCGGCGGCTTCCCCTTCATCCCCGTGAAAAACCCCTTCTCGGGGGACGCCATCGTGTGAGGGCACGAGCATGTGGAATTTCATCATCACCTGGGTCGTCACCACCGTCCTCTCGGCCTTGCTTGCCCCTAGGCCCAAGGTGCAGGACGCGAAACCCGGCCAGATCGGCAACCAGGAGGTTCCCATCGCCTCTCAGGACGCCCCCATCCCGGTGCTGTTCGGCACGCGGGTGATCGCGGGGCCCAATGTGGTCTGGTACGGCGATATCCAGGTGCGGCCGATCCGCAAATCCTCCGGAGGGAAGAAAGGGTAGCGGCATGAGCAGTAAGCAGGGGCCCCGCGCAGCGGGGATGCGCACGTCCGCGAATGCCGCCACCCGCCGACACCGCGGCGTCAGTGCTCAAGCGGAACCGATGGAGGCGAGGGTGATGGCGCGGCTGGAACACGCCCGGGCCCTGGGCTACTGCGCCAAGGGGATGCGGCGCTGGTTCGAAGGGCGCAGCCACACCTGGGCGGAGTTCGTGGAGCGTGGCGTGCCGGCGGACTGGCTGCGTGCCACCGGTGACGCCATGGCGATCCGGGTGGCCGAGCAAGCCGAGCGCGAGGCGGAGGAATCTTCGTGAGCGGTGGCGGCAAGGGCAGCCGGGAATACACGGTCGGCTACTGGTACGGCCTCGGGGCGCACCTCGCGCTCTGCCACGGCCCGGTGGACGCGATCACCGAGATACGCGTGGGCGAGCGCGTGGCCTGGTCGGGCAACATCACCACCAGCCAGACGATCGCCATCGACAATCCCAATCTGTTCGGCGGAGAGGAACGCGAGGGCGGCGTCCAGGGCCAGGTGGACATCATGATGGGCGAGCCGGCCCAGGGTCGGAACGCCTATCTCCAGCAGCACCTCGGGCCCGACATCCCGGCCTTCCGCGGCATCCTGTCGCTGGTACTGCGCCGGGTGTGGGTGGCCGCCATGAACCCCTACATCAAGCCCTGGTCGGTGCGGGCAAAGCGCGTGCCGCGCCAGTGGTATCCGGCAAAGGCCGAGATCTTGGGAGACGCCAACCCGGCCCATATCATCCGCGAGTGCCTCACGAACGACCAGTGGGGCATGGGGTATCCGGAAAGCGACATCGACGAGGCCAGCTTCCGGGCCGCCGCCGATACATTGCATGCGGAAGGTTTTGGCCTGTCGCTGCTCTGGAGCCGGGAGGAGTCCATCGAGCGGTTCGTGCTGTCGGTGCTCGAGCATGTGGACGGGCTGCTCTATGTCCATCCCCGGACGGGGCTCTTCACCCTGAAGCTCGCCCGGGACGACTATGATCCGGCCACGCTGCCGGTCTTCGGTCCCTCGAACATCCTGAAGATGGAGGAGTTCACGCGACCTTCCTGGGGCGAGATCACCAACCGGGTGACCGTCGTCTACCGGGACGGCGCCACCGACAAGGACACCTCCGTCACCGTCCAGGACCTCGCCGCGGTGCAGCTGAACGGTGGGGTGGTGGCCATCACCGTGAACTATCCGGGCATCAGCCGCGCCGACCTGGCCAACAAGGTCGCCATGCGGGAACTACGACAGCTCTCCACGCTGCTGGCCAAGTGCACCTTCGTCGCCAACCGCGCGGCTGCGAGCCTCAGCATCGGCGACGTGATCAAGCTCTCCTGGCCGCCGTATGGCATCGATGCCATGCCCATGCGGGTGGTGCGCATCAGCTACGGGGAACTGACCCGTGGGGCCGTGCGGGTCGAGTGCGTGCAGGATATCTTCGGCTTACCGCAGTCGGTCTACTCCGCGCCCCCGCCGTCGGGCTGGACGGAGCCCACCAGTCTGCCGGCGCCGTGTCCACAGCAGGCGCTGTTCGAGGTGCCTTACTGGCTGGTGGTCAAGGATTTCACCGGCGAGTCCCAGAGCCTGCTCTCCGACATCGACGACCTGGACGGGCTGGTGGCCACGCTGGGCTCCCGCCCCTCATCCGACGCCTTCGGCTACAAGGCCGTGGCAAGGATCTCGGGACCATTCGAGGACAAGGGGTTTGGCATCTTCGCGCCCACGGCGACGCTTGTCGACGCATTGGCGCAGTCGGCGGCCCAGGTGACGGTGAATTTTACCGCCGGCATCGGCATTGAAGACGTCACCCCTGGCGGGCTGGCGCTGGTCAACGGCGAATGGGTGCAAGTGTCAGGGCTCGACCTCGCCGCCCGAACAGTGACCCTGGAGCGGGGCATGCTGGATACCGTGCCCGTATCGCACCCGCCCGGCAGCCAGATCTGGTTCGTGGACGGCTTCCGGCACTACGTCACGCCCGAGTACGTCGCCGGGGAAACCGTCCGGGTGAAGCTGCTCACCCGCACCGCGCGCGGCACGCTGCCCGAGGCCGCGGCCACCGAGATGAGCCTGCGGCTCGACAAGCGATTCATCCGGCCCTACTGCCCGGGCAACGTCCGAATCAACGGGCGATCCTATCCCGCCGCGGTGGCGGGGGAGATCGCCATCACTTGGGCCACCCGCAACCGGCAGTCCCAGACCGCCTACCTCGTCCGGCAAACGGAGGGGACGATCACGCCCGAACTCAACCAGACCACCACCGTCCGGCTCTACAACGAAAACGGCGCCCTGGTGAGAACGGAGTCGGGACTCACCGGGAACGGCTACACCTGGCCACTCGCCCAGGAGGCAACCGACTCCGGTCTTGGCCGGGTCAACGCCAGCCTGAAGGTAGAGATCGAGGCCAGCCGGGACGGGCACGTCAGCTGGCAGAAACAGGTGATTCAGTTCGAACGTGCGGGATACGGCCTGCGCTACGGCCAATACTACGGAGGCATCTGATGGCGAACATCGACCCCAACCTTGGCCTGACCTACGGTTGGCTGCAGGGCGAAAACAACTGGCACACCGGCATGGATGCCAATCTCAAGCGCCTCGGCGCCGTGGTTGGCCTGTCGGTCAAGAGCCGGTCCCTGACCGCGCCACCAGCCACGTCAACCGCCGGCGACCGCTACATCGTGGCGGCCGGGGCCACCGGCGCCTGGACGGGCCGTGACGGCGAGATCGCCGTCTGGATTGGCGGGGCGTGGGAATTCCACGCGCCCCGGATCGGCTGGCTCTGCTACGTCGAGGACGAGGACCTGCTCTCGGCCTACAAGGCCGCGGGCTGGAGCCCGGGCATCAGTATCTGACCCATCTCCCATTCGCATCACCGGACCCGCCCTCGTGGCGGGTTCGTCGTTTTTGGAGCGTACCCCATGACCCCACCCAAATTGCGAGACGGCATGGTCGTCATGCCGCGCGACGAATTCGAGACGCAGCTCGAACAGGCCGCCGAGCGTGGCGCCAGGCGGGCCCTGGCCGATGTCGGCCTCGACGGCGAGGACGCGGCCAGCGACATCCGCGAGCTACGGGGGTTGCTCGAGGCCTTCAACACCGCCAAGCACACCGCCTGGCAGACCCTGATCCGCATCACTACCACCGGCCTCATCCTGGCGCTGATGGCCGGCGCCGCCGTGAAACTCAAGCTCTTTGGAGGACAGTGACCATGCTGA